CTTTAGAAATACATCGCTCACTGAACGCTACAATCAGATAGCCGTAATGGTCAAGGAAAAGACAGGTCGGGCGATGCAGACCAAAGACCGTGAACGGGTGAACAAAAAGACCGGAAAGGTGACCATTGTCCGTGGCAGCACTCCGCTCAAAGAGGGCGTGGTGGTAATCAAGGAAGATACCACAATGGAACAGTTAAAGCATTTTTGCGAGGTGTGCAAGGAACGCTGGGGTATCACACCCCTGCAAGTGTTCATCCACCGTGACGAGGGACATTACAGCAATCCCGAAGACATTGCCACTTGGAAGCCCAATCTTCACGCACATATCGTTTGGGACTGGATGGATCACGAAACAGGCAAATCCTGCAAGCTGGACGAGAAAGCCATGTGCGAAATGCAGACCGTTTTGGCTGAGTGTCTGGAGATGCAGAGGGGCATCTCAAAGAAGCTGACAGGCAAGGAGCATTTGGAACGAAACGACTTCATCATCGCCAAACAGAAACAGGAAGCTGAAAAGGTCAAAGCCGAAAAGGATGCCGCCCTTGCCGCCAAGGAGAAAGCCGAAGCCGAGCGACAATCTATTGAGGGCAAGAACAAGGCGAAAAAACAATACAGCCTTTCACTTGATAATGAGATTGCCGATAAGGAAAGGCAGCTCAAAGACGAGCGCAAGGCTAAAATGGACAGCATACTGGATAGTGTCGGCAGTATTGTCGGTGTCGGTAAATCCGCAGCGGTTGAAAAGGAAAACACCCAACTGAAAACCGAAATCGAGCGCATCAAGAAAGCCTTTCCAAATGCCGTAAAAAACAAGGTGGAAGAACTGACAAAGACACTGGTCGAAGCAAAGCAAAGTGCCGAGGCCGAGCGAGACAAGGCATTGGCGCAAAGCCGCTCATCAATCATAGAAAGGAACGAGGCTGTCAGACAGCTTCAAGAACAGGAAGCAGACATACAGCAGCGCATCAGCCACGCAATTCTCACAGCCACGAAGAAGAAAGACAATACTATCCGCTTGTTGCAGGGGGCATTGGAAGCCAGCCAGAAAATTCTGAATGTCATTGCCGATATTCTCTACCAAGCAAGCGAGGTGTTCAAGCGAGCCGTTGATGCGATTATCCATTTCGGGACAGAGCAGTACAAGTCAATCTTTTCTCCATCTGAAGCCGCTGACATCAAGAGCGTGATGCAGGAATATGGGGAAACGACAGAAATGCAAAAGGCTATTGGTGACTGGTTGTGTGGCTATACGGAACACAGACAGCCTTTTGATGAAATAAAACATCGCCACACACTCAAAGAGGTGGGCGATGTTGCAGAGGGGGCGTATGATTGGAAGATTGAACGTATGCAAGAGAACGGAATAAAAATGTGACGAACACTAATGTCAGATACCTACTTGACAATTCTCGCTATATGTTCCTTTTATTTAATACGCTAATAGTGGGTTACCAAAATTTTCTTCTGTGTGAAAAACCACGAAAACGGAATAATGAGTTGAAAGATATGGTATAAGTGGACTGTGGCGTTTTGCGACCATAATATGCAGCAGAATTGATTTGTGAAGAAACAATCATCGAGTCATTTCCGTTTTGTACTCCTTTGGTGAATAAGTTCATAATCTCGTACTTATTCCCGAAATTGGCGTTGGGCTGCATCATAATATCCGATACGACCTGTCGGATAGAGCGAGGATATATTATAAAGGTGTTTTCTGCATTACAAGTAATATCCTTAAACTCGCTGCTTCCGAAGAATACGATAACGGAATAAATCGGTATGCCCGGATTTTGCGACAAACATTGTCTGATAGCTTGAATGTGTCCGGCATTTTGCATTACGGGGTTGTAAAAGCGGTGCTTTTCTTTGCCGTATGCCAGTAACTGCGTCCAATACTTTTGGTGTTCATTGCCGAAAATCCAACCGCTGTAATCCTTTACCTCAAAAACGATTAAGCCCACCTTGGTTGCAACGGCTACATCGACTTGTGTATAAGTGCCGTTCGGCTTCTGAATGTATAAGTCGTGAAATATGGCTTTGGGGTTGATACCCGCTTTCAGAAGTTTCAATACCACTCTGCGCTCCGACCATTCGCCACGAGTAATGGGCGTAACCTGCTCAATGAGTTCACGCTCTTTCCGCTTGACACAGATAAGGTAAGCAATACCTGCCACCAAGCAAATAAGAAATATGAATGGTGCGAATGGCATAGAACAGTTATTGTTTATTTAAAAGCAATTATAGGAATTACTTTTGTGTTACCATATTCTTGATACTTGTAGTTACCGATTTGTCTTGCACATTTGCCTTGTGGAGCTTTAACTATTTGTTTATTGTAAAAATTACTGCCCTCTTGAGCTAATATTAAGACTTCTAAGTCGGAAGTTAATACATGCCCCGAAATGGTTTCTCTTATTTCCAGCGCAATAGCATCTCCTGACTCCAAAACCTCCTGTACTTCAAAATTCTTTCGACTTACACAATCACCAGGCTTATCAAACAAGGTCTTTCCCGCATTCTTGTTATTAGAAGCAGAATTATTTGATTTCGGTAATTCAACGCCATCAACTATCCTAATCGCTGGGACAGTTTTTTCTATTTCCATTTTGGTACTATACTTATACGTTCCGACACGTTGTGCACATTGGTCTTTTTTAAGAACAATCTTTTGTTCATCGTAAAATTGTTGATTTTCATTTGGAATAATGAATACAATTGCACCAAAAGAGTCATCGGCATGAGCCAAAGCACATCCAGATTCAACCACTTGAAAAACCTCAAATTGTGAATACTCCATGTAATCTCCGGGTTCTTCAAACATTTCAAGTCCAACGATACCAGAATTGTTAGACAGATTAACATAAAAAGCGAATGCAAATGTCAGTATAACACCTGTTATTATACCGAGCAAGTAAACAAGCCATTTTTTCATATTCAATGATTATTATTCATTTATCAGTCAATTATTATATATCCTCCAAATCCTTTTGGATTTTATTCTCTACATTTTGAGCATCACGGTATCGAATAATAACAACACCGTCAGAATAACCAGCTTTCTCGATTGATAATTCAATAGTTCCACCAGTGACATTCCAAGCACTTGCATAAGTAACTGTACCTTGTCCTAATTCGTACATGAGAGAAATATTGCTGTCCTGGCGGCTCGGATTATGTTCTCGGCAAGCAGAGGGCTCACCATACTTACGAATATATAAGCCTTTATAATAGTCATAAGTGTTCACAAGAGTATTCCATTCGCTGCTTTCATCGAATATAACGACGACAGAGTGAACGCTTTTCCCGTCATCAGTCGCACCGACACCGACTGTTGCCTGTCTGCCTGTAAAATCACCTGTGAACATCGTCACATTGTTGTCACGTCCCATTTGTGTAAAGCCTTTTGCTTTTAGCTTTTGGCAGAAAGCCGTCATACTTCCCTCAATAGGAATACCCTTGAAAGAGAGATGCTCTTGCGCCATAATATTGATTACAGCAAAGAGCATAGTTAATGTGATTAAAAGTTTTCTCATATAAATTGTTTTTGTTGATTATATCGCTGTTAATGAATTGAAATCATCATTGGAAATTTTCCCTATTGAAGCAAGCCATTCAAGGTAAGAAATATCATCTTTGATTTCACTAAACTTTTTCCCTTTATATTTTCCAAAGCCAATAATTCTTTCGGAAATGGATATATCCGAGGGCTTTCCTATATTTGGATACAATTGTTCAAGTTCTTCAAAGTCAATTTTAAAGAACCTATCTGTCGTTTCTAACCAATAGAGATATTGGTAATCCGTTGTATAAATATCCCCCAAGGATTTTCCTTTATATTTTCCAAACTGTAGTACTTCTTCCGCTTTGTGGATAGGAAATATTTCATCAAGCGATACACCGGGAACATCAATCAAAACCCATTCTCCACATCCAGCACAAGGAATTTCCTCATCTTTGATATCTGGATAGCACTCCTGTCTATAACTATCATCCGGCCTACCATTCACAAAGCACTTCCCATAAGCCTTGCCGTATTTACCACGTGGCTTTACCGTTTCAACTAAAAAAGTTCTATCTCGATTAGGGTCAATACGTCTTTCTTCGCTTGAAGAACGAGCTAATCCCAACTCACATCTTTTTACCAAGAATGGAGTTCGTTTGCCAATGTTGTAATATATGTTGAAAATATTATCGTGTGGGTACATACTCTTACGTTGGTGTGAAATGCTTTTTGCTATTTGAAAAGTTTACTAATCTTTTTTCTTATTGCACTTAAGGCTATACTTTGGTCATGACTTACCGTCATCCCTATACCACTACTTTTTATAACGGCTACACTTTGATTAGTGTTATAATCGTAAAAAGTTACTGTTATATATGTATGTCCTCCATCCCACTTTTCAGATGTGACGTGAATATTTGGTGAGAGAATACTATCCGAACACTCAAAAATTTTCAAAGTATTAGAGGGCGATAAAACTGTTAGATTGGTTTCTGCTATCTGATTTTGAACAGACATAACTACGTCATCCAATTCTCTATCTCCAGATGTTTCTTTTCCGAAAATGACATACTTGTACTTACTAATGTTTGCATCATTAGATAGAACAATCTTTCCTGAAGCACAAGATGTCATTAGTGCTATCATAGCGGCTATAGATATAATATGAATTATAAATTTTTGCTTCATTTCCTTTTATGCCAATGGCTCTTTTAGTTCCAATTGAACCGTTATTTATGCAGAAGCGTGGAACTGCAAATGCCACGTTCTGAATTGGAGGTCGTAGGAAACCTGTACACACGAATGTAGTAATAGCAGCCCACGCTATAGCGTGAGAACCACTATGCCACCCTTGTGTGTAATTGTGAAATTTCCTACGTTTCCAATTCACAAGATAAGCATAACGCTTCTTAATTTCTAATATGTTTTGGAGAGAGTTTCCTCAATCCGCTTACAAAGATACAAAATGCGCACAATAAAAGCGTAAAAGAATTTGGATTTTAACGATATAAGTTAAAAACAATATTCCTATTCAATTATATCTTTATATGAAATGCTGGAATTTTGCAAGATTGTCCCTTTTTTACTTTTGCCACCAATATGTACCTCCTTTCCTGTCTTTTTAATTTGTGTTTCATAAGCTACAAGCAATTTCATTTTTTTGTCTACGGCATTGGGAGTTATTGCAACATTAAATCCTAATTGTCCACCTGCCTGAACAGAGGGATACATAACGCCGTCAAGAGCATGATCAGTTGTAACCACTTCCGTAAATATCGCTGATATAAGATAATTATAATCAGCTCCTTCTTCATTCTTCTTAGAAAATTCTTTGGCAAAATATTTAGCTGAAATGTCTATATCATTAGCAAAATCAGGGTGTTTCATTAGAAAAACATCATATGCTGATTTAAGTTCTTCAAGTAAAGAATTGTCAGCGTTGCAAAAAGAATCTTTATGTATAACAACTAAAAGGTGTATATTCTCGATAACTTCCCATTTTCCGAATGTGATAGTTTGTTGTCCGCTTGATCCTACACCTCCTCTTATCAAGGAAGAACTTTCACATGCAGAAATAAACCGGGTATCTATAATGTTTTGTTCTTCTGGAACAATACATCCATAAAACATGGTTTGCATAGGTGTACTAGCTCTTTGGCACTGTTTATTATATTGTTGGGGTTTATATGACAAATCCGAAACTGTTTTTAGGTTTCCATCACAACGTGCCCTTGTGATTGTTTTGCCGGGATGTAGCGTAAAAATAATAAATCCAACTTTACCCAAATCACGTATCAATTCTTTTATTTCAAAATAAGGGTATTGGCTTAAGTCTAACGCTTCTAAACGGTTTATTATCGTTTGCTTATTCATAATATATGCGAATCAGTAGTTGAAATCACTAGCTGATTCAGTTAGTTAAATTGTTATTATTCAATTAATTATCTCATTTATTTATTTCTTAATCTCCTTGAAAATCAGTATATTAGAAGAATAAAACCACTCATTATTCTAATTATGATTCCCAAGGAGAAAGAGCTAAAACTTATAAAAATATATATGTATACCCGTTGGCGGAATTAAAAAGATAATATATTGATGTTTAAAAAGTTGTGCATATTATTGATTTATAGCATATTAGAGATGGTCAAACCTTTAATATATCATCAATATATGCACAACTTATATACAATATTCAGTAAAATTCTTAAGATTTGCAAGCAATTTGGCGATAACCTCATAAATGAGAAGGGAAATATTCCTCGTCCAGGTGTTGTTCCCAAGTTTTCAGATATAGAAGTTATAGCTTTGAACCTTACATCCGAAGCCATGGGTATAGATAGTGAAAGTAATCTTTTCATTAGACTTTCTGAGTATAAGGATAAAATGCCCAATCTGATTTCAAGACGCCAGTATAATGACAGGCGTAAAACTACATCAACCTTATGCGACACTATCCGTAAAAGAATAGCTGAGAAGATAGATGGTGGTGAAGAATATTTCTGTATTGATTCAAAACCTATAGAGGTATGCCGGGTAGCTAGAGGGAAACGTTGTAAAATGGGCAGAAACGATTATAGTAAAGCTCCATCATTCGGATATTGTGCCTCTCAGAAGAATTATTACTATGGATATAAATTACACGCTATTTGCGGTTTAAGTGGAGTTATCCATTCCTTTGACCTGACAAAAGCAAGTGTTCACGATATCAATTATCTTAAAAATATCAGATATGAATATCATGACTGCAGCATTTTCGGAGATAGAGGATATATTAGTAAGAATGTGCAACTGGATTTGTTTGAGACTGCAAATATAAGACTTGAAGTTCCATATAGACTGAACCAAAAGGACTGGAGTCCTACATTCATCCCATTTGCTAAAGCCAGGAAAAGAATCGAAACGGATTTCTCACAACTATGCGATCAGTTCATGATAGTGAGAAATTATGCTAAAGATACAGTAGGATTGTTTACCAGAATACTCGGGAAAATAAGTGCATTTACAATCCTTCAATATATAAACCACATTAACAACAAACCTATTGGCAGACTTAAATATGCGCTTATTTAATTCCGCCAACGGGTATGTATATCTGCGATGTTTATCAGTCTTCACTGAAGTTCTACTGTCAGAGGTTCAGTAATAACGCTACACCGATCTTCACTGATCAGGAGCTGCTTACCGTATATCTGTTCTGCGGAGCGTATCAGCGCTATTTTAGCATCAAAGAGATACATACATTCACCAAAGAATATTTGCTTTCCTGGTTCCCTAACCTTCCCTCTTATCAAACATTCAACTATCGGCTGAACCTGATGAGTGAGGCGATTAATGAACTGGTGAAGCATCTCATTACTTTCTTTAAACCAACAGATTGCGATTCTATGATATCACTTATTGACTCCATGCCCATCATTACTTGTGCAGGAAAGAACAAAACCGGAAAAGTGGCTACTGAAATTGCCACTAAAGGATACTGCTCTACAAAGAACATGTATTATTTCGGGCTCAAACTTCACACCTTAGCTTTCCGCAGGGAAGGAACCATTCCATTCCCCGAAATGATCATCTTATCATCGGCAGAGGAGAATGATCTGACTGTTCTTAAAAGAGAAGCCGCTGATAGTCTTATAAACAGATATATATTTGCGGATAAGATATACTCAGACTTCTCGTTCTGGGGAAACAAACAGCAGGAACAAGGGGTAACCATGATGACTCCCGTTAAAGCAATAAAGGGAGAGGAGCCTATTATTACTCAAAGAGAGAAAGCGGGCAGAGACCTGTTTTCAACTGCAGTATCAAAGGTCAGACAACCGATAGAATCTTTTTTCAACTGGCTGAATGAAAAAACAAATATTCAAAGAGCGATGAAAGTCAGATCTACATCTGGACTTTTAGTACATACGATGGGCAAAATTGCCATCGCATTCATTTATCTAATTTTCTAAAACAAGGAATCAGAGTTCAACTACTGATTCGCATAATATATTAATTTTCGTAAGACAGAATTTGAATCCAATTAAATTTCGCTTTAAATAGAATCCTATACGGGAACAAAATGGGAACATTCTTGAAAAGAAGAAAAGGATAAATAGTTTATTATCAACTATTTATCCTTTATTCTTGTACCCAGACCCGAATGCAATGAGGTTCTCGTATAGGTCGAATAATGGACGTAGGGTGTATCCTTTCGACTTGCAAATTACCACAACTTTTACCTGCGGTTGGAAATTCTCGTCCCGATAGATGTGGTAGAGCTTGGCACATTCAGTTTCTGCTCCCGCAATGCGTTTTGCTTTACGCATGGAAACGTTGAATCGTGTATCTTGCAAAAATTGATTATATGCTTCGAAAGCCTCGTCCGAACCTTCGTTGTTCACCTTCTTCCATCGTATCGGATTCCCGAGCAGAAAGAATAGTTCCACCTCATTGATGTACTTCTGTCGTGCACGAGGCAACTTCTCGGTACGATAAGGCTCCTGGCCTTTCCGCATCTTATCGGCCTTTCGCATAATACGGTGGAGTTCGGGGTTATATTCCTGAATCGCCTGCAAAACCTCCGTATCGCGATTCTGCATAAGTGTTTGAGCCTGTGTAATGTCTTTGTCCTTGATAAGCGTAAGCAGATCACGTTCTGCACCGGTTGCATTCAGATATTTATTGCGTATCGCATTGAGTAGGTTGTCTATAAATCCCATATCCGTACTTTTTACCAAATTCCTAAATCCTCTTTGTCTAAATCTTCTTCATTGTTGAAATACCCCCGCTTTTCGATTACTCCGGTCAGGGCATCTTCGGCGTCGTCATGGCTGTTGAACTCCTGCTGCTTACGGTATGATTTGACATGCGAGGCGAACTCCGGCCATTTGTGCTCCCATCCGGTCGGAAAATAAATAAGGTTTTGCACTTCATTCGATCGCGTGAAAATACGCACCCTTTTGTTGGCGGTCTGCGTAAATGGGTTGAACGATGTAAAGTTGTTACCGATTATTCGGCACTGCGCCTCAACATTGCGCCCGAAAGACCTGCCGCCATTGTTGCTCTCGACGTAGCAGATCTCCGTCTTGTTTCGGGACAGCATCTCGGCTGTTGCCGGCTCGGTATATTCCATCGGTTTCTGTGTATATAAAATGTCCGTCACGAAATTGCCGATGGGAGTTTCCGTATAGCAAATAGAACACAGATAGTCACTGCCGGTATCAGCGGTATCCGTGTAGTTCTTTCGCTTCATAGATGCTGCATATGGAATTATGTCGTATGTCTTAAACTCTCCATACATCAAACCTTCCAGCGGCTTCGGGTTCTGCATATATTGCGTTTCAAAGACAAATGAGTTCGATCTCTCGATTTTGTGCAGTTCCTCCAGCGTATGCTTAAATTCCCAGAGAGGCTGTTCCTGTCCGTTTTCGTCATGCCAGATGCAGGGCAACGAAAGTACCGTCCATTCCTCCGGCTCGATCTCCTGAAGATAGCCGCATAGATCGTGCTCATGGAGCCGTTGCATAATGATTATGATAGGCGTATTGCGCGAGTTCACGCGGTTGCGGATAGTCGATTCAAAGCGATTGTTCACCCGCTCGCGGATCGTTTCGGATAGTGCATCTTCCGGTTTGATCGGGTCGTCGATAACAATAGCTCCCGCAAAATCGCTTTCCCACGCAGGAATAAAATCACCCATTTCGCGCCGCTCCCTATACGGATCATTTACTTGACCTGCACCAAATCCTGTAACCTGTCCTGCTGCACTTACTGCATACAGTCCGCCTCCGACGGATGTATACCACTTTTTAGCATTCTTGCTTTCGACGACTACTTCAGGGAAAAGCCGCTGGTAGTAGTCTGATTGTACCGTTTCATTGATCTCTTTCGAGTTGTCGAGAACAAGATCATCGGAGTATGATAGGTGTATGAACTTACTGCGGGGGTTTAACGCCAGCCCGTAGGCGATGAAGTTCTTAGAGACAAGTTCGGTCTTGCCATATCGTGGCGCAATATTGATAATAAGACGCTTTATTTCGCCACGGACGACTTTGTCAAGAGCTTCGCATATTTTGCGATGATGATCGCCGACAATAAACCGCATCCCCGTCTTATGCTTGAACATGTAACGGGTGAAATTCAGCATACCGGAAAGACAGAAGGTACGCTCTATGTCTATGTCGCGAATCGGAGTAGTGCGTTAATACTCTTCGTTAAGTTTTAACCCATATTGTCTTGCCTCTTCGGGAGAGAGAGTGCGAGGTGGAATAAGTTCGGCACCATCTGCTCCTGTAACCTCTTGACGTTCTACATATCCCCGTTTTTTTCCGCGTGTTTTGAGAGTGAAAATGATCGCTGTTTCGGAGGGACGTTCGATCCAACCGGCAAATCTCTTTTCGCCATTCTCGTCCTTTTCGATGGCCGGAACGCCGGCAACCAATTTACGCAGGTTGCTTTCGGCCAAATCAACGAACCGTTCACGGGAATCTTCGAGGGCTTGGGCGAATTGCTCATCATCATTGCACCATGTGTAAATTGTGCTACGCTCTACACCTAAATTAGCAGCTATGTCTGACAAAATACCGCCGCAAGCATTTGCAACCTTGCGAAAGGTATCTAATTTCGGTTTTTTGGAGGGCATTGCCATTTTTTATACTGTCGTTTTTGTCGTTATTCGACCCGTTCAACCATATCCGAGAACATTTCGCCGGGGATTATTTTGTCGTCTGGCCTGAACCCGAACCGAAGCATGAATGATGATTTCGCCCTATAAGACTTAAAGTTGAGCATTACATAGGATTCGATGTCTTCCGCTTTTTGCTCTGCCTGTTGACGAATCTGTTCTTTCATCTCCTTTACCGCGGCCTTGCGTTCCTCAAACGGTCGTTGTATCTCTTCGAAATCACCTAACGTATCAGACAGTTCTGAACTTATTTCGTCCTGCATGACGGATATACCGTATATGTTCATGTCTGCTTCAGAAAGGCCAGCGGCTTTATAGTCTATTTCCGGTACAAGTACTTTTATTTTCTCCATGTCGAATTCTCCCATTGCGGAGGGCGAGTTCATGAAGATATTTTGTTCGCGCTCTGTCTTGTCGTCTAACTCTACAGCTTCTACCTTGATCTCATAATCCGTTTCAGGTGTCCCGTCGTAATTGTTGATGATGTCAAGCGTCTGTACGCGCTTGTGCCCTGAAACCAGATAAGATGACAACTGATTCCATACGATACCGCCCAGATAGCCGACAGTTTTAAAGTTCTTTTTGAGCTTCTTGATGACTTCAGGGTCTTCTTTGCGTGGATTGTATGGAGCAAAGTTGATTTGTGATCGCTTGATTACGACCGTTTCACTTTGCTTGTATTTGGGCTGCTGCTCTTTTCTCTTCGTCATATCGCAGTAATATATTTCGGGATAAGGGGAATACTTTGTAAATCTTTTCGAGGTCTTGCGGATAATGCCGGCGGAGGTAATCGAATACCTCCGGCAAAAACGTCAGACCTTGCGATTTGTTCTTGTTGTAGGATATGGGTTCAGGCAGTTTCTTTGCCTTGATGTAGGCCATGACGTCCGATTTCTTCCACTTGGATAGAGGATATACCTTGTTCGTATTGCTTATAGCTTCGTTCTCGTATCCGCGCAACATAAGACAGCGATTCATTCCGTCCGACTGCTTCATTCCATAGAAAGAGTAAGATATTCCCGTCTTCATCCGGACGGATTCATCAACGTCTTTCAACGATAACAGCTTTACATTGGGGTTAGGAATGCAGTATAGCCCACAACGCAAAACACGCGTCAACGTCCAATGGGGGACTTGCAGTATGGTAACATTGGCATAACGAGCTTTGACTGCTCGCAAATAGTTGTCAATGTGGTCGAGGCCCTTGACGAAATACATGAACACGCAAACGATCTCTTTGAAGTGCGGAGCCATTAGGTCGAGCAATACCTCGCTGTCTTTGCCACATGAATAAAAAAGGATCGCCCTGTCCGTTTTTTGACGGACAGAGGCAATCACTTCGTTTGCATGGTCTATCGGGGTCATGATTAACCTGTTGCCATGCCAAAGGCGGCGCGAATGTCGCGTGCACGACCGGCACGATTCGTCGCACGACCGCCTACTGCACGATAACGAACACGGCTAGCGCCTGTCGTCCGATTGATTCGATTTCTTACTGAATTTCGAGTGCAGCTTGAATTTTAGAAGTTTGACAATATGATTTAACCTACGGAAAGGCCTCGGGCGGCAGATTGCCTAGCTCTTGTATATGCACTGGTCGCCCTTGCATACCTATTCGCAATAACACCATTTCGGCCACCCATATTTGCGAGGCTACTTAATCCTACAGCAGGATTAGGCGTGCGGCGTCGCAATTCACTCGTTATACGGCTGTATTGCGCGTCAAGCTGAGTTGCTGTTTTTTGTCTTCGTCTTCGAGTGCAGCAATGATTTTAAGGGTTTAACAATTCATTTTCTCGATTACCTTGCCGAGGTGGTAGTCGATCTCGGTCATGGTATATTCGTTACCGTTGTGCTCGTACACAATCGGCTCTTTCGTCTCTTCGTCGCAAACATCTACCAGCTCGACGCCTTTGACTTCGACCAGCGCGCCGGGGCGATTCTTTTCGTAACCTACCCAGAACTGTATGGCATCGTAGTGGTTGATAACCGTATCAACGCCCTTCTCGCTGTCCCACGCCGATTCGGGCACGTCACTGTCTTTCTTGTAGACTTTGCCTGTGTTGTTGTCTCGGTATGAAATGTATTTCGTGTTGGTCGGGCGTACTTCGCGGGTCTCGACCGTTTTTTCACCCGACAAAATGGCGTCGAACCATTTTTGTTTGATGATAAGCGTTAAAATTTTCATAGCCGTAAATTTCATTAGTAGCGGGGGCAAGAATCGAACTTGCGCCTGCGGGACACTAACCCGCCGTGGTAACCTCTGCACTACCCCGCATATATCTGTTCGATGCAAAAGTGGACACGTTCGGCACATTATGCAAATCTTACTATTGAATTATTTATTAAAAATACGATTTTTTATTGAGAGCTGCAATTTTTAAGGTCTTTTCTTCACACACCCTTTGCAGCGGATAATCTCAAGCACTACTGCGTCATATTTGACGATCAATAGGCTGTCGCGATTGTTGTCTGCACCTTTGTAGGCTTTACACCCACACTTCAGCCGCGTGCGGTGACATGTCGCGTCCGTCAATTCGAATGCCTTTTTGAGTAATGTCAAATCGCTGCGTTTTTCTACGTACATCGTTGGTTTCATATATTATATAACTTTTACAAAGTTGAACATTCTGAATGACCGCCAGCCCTCGGCAACCGTATCGTAATAGGTTACGAGGTGTTTGTTAGGCTTACGGTCGTCACCTTTTGTTTCGGGGCATAAGTCGTCCTTAAGCGTACCGAATGCCTGTCGCAATTCACCCGTACTCGATTTGAGGTAGAAGAACTGCACGATGCCCGCGCGCATCTTTATCTTCAATTTGAACACCTGCCATGCCTTATGCAGACACTCAGCAAAGGTTACACCCGTCGCGCGGCACATCTGCCACGCCGTGCGCATGATGATGGAAAGGTCGGTTCGTTTCATTGTTATATAGGTTAAAAGTTGGTTTTTAGTTTGAGTAGTCGCAAGCACTCTTTCAACTCGCTGTCTGTGTATTTCTTGGCGATCTCTCGTGATATGCCGTTTGTGTTCATTGCGATTTTGATCGCAGCCTCTCTGTTCACCTTGAAGGATTTTCTTGTCTTCATAGCTTTTCAATTTTTTCAAATGTAACATAATACAGCCTATTGCCAACGAGTACCATTGCGATATTCAGTTTATCGAACTGTCCTCGATATTCACCAGTATTGCGTCCGAATCTCACCGGGTCGCCAATTTTTATGTCTTTCATATCTTTCATTTTTACCACCGGCGGCAGGTGCCGCCACGCTTCGGGCCTGAGGTCTGTTTATAGCCGCCCGAACGGCTTTATTCGTCGAGGTAGTAGAGCAGCAGTTCACAATCTTCAACGTGCAGAACTCTCGTAGGTTCGATTTTTTCGAGTTGCAAAGACAGTGTATCGTCTTTCTCTGCATAGATGTACGCCCACTGGCCTTTCAGTTCGATTTCTTCTCTGGTGCCGAAATAGGCGACAGTATTATCTACGTCTTTGACAAGACCCCAGTTGCCATTGTCCATACCATCACGATTGATTGCGTCGATCACTTTAAATGCAAATGCGTTCATAGTTCTATTGTTTTAGACGTTTATTCAATAAATCAATTAGTTGATTTCGCTGACTTTGCAAGGTGTGAAATACATATCTCTTTCGATGCCAAGACCAAAGGGGCGAGTTCTAACGCGTTGAAGTTCATTCAGTGACACATAACCATATTCTCGCTCGCCCATATTGTCTAACAATGCGAAGAGAATGTAGTCGTCGTCTTGCTTCTCGCCTTCGAGAATGTACCACGTCTGACTGCCGCAGGGGTTGAAGAACTTGCAGATGACCTGTGCCTTGCCGCCTTTGCCATCTTGTGAATAAATGGGGTACTTTGCCAACTGCTTCTCAATTGCTTTAGTTAAGAGTTTCATGGCCGTATTGTTTAATTGTTGTTTTGATTTTTTTGGTGCAAATATAAATGATATTTTGATATAATGCAAATATTTTGAGATAAAAATTTAATTGACACTAAAATTTTTTGCTGTTTATATGAATATCAATATATTTGTGGCAAATAATACGTCAAAATGAGAGTTAAAGAATTATTGAAGGAACGAGGAATGACCGCAAAAGAGTTGGCGGCGCGTCTCGGAATGACTGAAACGGGGTTAAGTATTGCAATTGGTGACAACGGAAATCCGCCGTTAAAACGATTGCAAGAAATAGCCGATATTTTGGGTGTTGAAGTGCCGGAACTTTTCGCCGCTTCGAAAGAGGGAGCAATCACGTGCCCGCATTGCGGGAAGTCGATAACCATCAAGGCAGAATAACCTCAACGATACCTACCCATGGAACTACAACCTATCCAAAGCAAGATTTACGAAATACGGGGCCAGCGGGTGATGCTGGACCGTGATTTGGCGGAATTGTACCAAGTAACAACAAGCGCTCTCAATCAAGCGGTAAAGCGTAATATCGAACGCTTTCCGCCCGATTTCATGTTTCAACTGACAGATGCCGAAACTGAAAATTGGAAATCACAAATTGTGATAACCAATTCCATCACGATGGGTTTACGCCGCAACCCCTATGCGTTTACCGAGCAAGGCGTTTCTATGTTATCGGCTGTTTTGAAAAGCTCCGTTGCCATACAAGTAAGTATCGCTATTATGCGTGCTTTCGTAGCGATGCGGAACTACATCACGACCACGACGACAGTAACGGCCGAGTTGGCCGAAATTCGGGCGAAACTGGCGTTACTGGAGCGGGTGGACGCCGACAATGCCGAGGCGGTCAGCGATCTGTCGGAAGATATGCGCAAGGAACTTGATAATATCTACAACGCTATTGCGGCGTTGTCGGTCAAGATACCGCAGGCACGCAAACCCGCCCGCAAAATTGGATTCCAACAAGCGGAGCAAAAGGCGGAAGAGTAGCAACGTACCCGACGAACACAATCACCTGCCCGAAGTGCGGGACGGTGCTGGAGGTAAAAGAAAAGGAATAAATAAAACTACATTCCTATGACACAAAAGCAGGCCATACAGTTGTTCGAGGACCGCAAGGTGCGCACCGTTTGGGACGAGCGGACGGAGACGTGGTATTTTTCCGTTCTCGACGTGATCTCCGCTCTGACGGACACCGTGAATCCGACCGATTATTTCAAGAAGATGCGCAAGCGGGATGAAGCGCTCGCCTCGTTCGTGGGGACAAATTGTCCCCAGATAGCCATGAGGTCAGAAACGGGAGTGATGCGCAAGACGCTGGCCGGAGATGTGAAAACCGTCCTGCGGATTATCCAGTCGATTCCGTCACAGAAAGCCGAGCCTTTCAAGCAATGGATGGCGCAGGTGGCAAGCGACCGCCTCGACCAAATGCAAGACCCTGAGTTATCTATTGAGCAGGCCGTAGCCGATTATAAACGCCTTGGATATTCGGATACATGGATTAACCAACGCTTGAAAAGTATCGAAGTCCGTAAACTTCTCACTGACGAGTGGAAACGCGGGGGCGTTGATGGAACGCAATATGCCACCCTTACGGACATTATCACGAAGGAGTGGGCCGGACGTACCACGAAAGCCTACAAACGTTACAAGGGGTTGAAAAAGGAGAACCTGCGGGATAATATGACCAATGTCGAACTGCTGTTGAACTCATTGGCCGAGGCCTCTGCTACCGAACTTTCCCGAAACGAAAATCCAATAGGTTTCAAGGCCAACGCCAACGTCGCCAAACGGGGCGGTACAGTAGCTAAAGTTGCCCGACAACAACTCGAAAGCCAACTCGGACACTCTGTCGTATCACCCCTCAACGCTCGGCAATACCTCGGAACGTTGCCCGACAATCCGCCACCCGAAACAGCGCACCTTACTTCAGCGGTAAAATCGACGAAACCGATTACATGCGACACCTCAAACGAGGAGGAATAAATAGTTCTCAACTTAAAAACACAAATGAAACTAAAGTAATAAACGCATCGAATTCGATGCGTTTTAGAATATGAAATGTAATATGGAACCGTCTCTGAATATTCGATCATTTCGAATAGGCAATTTAGTGTATAACCCCCATCTTGAGCGAATTGGGTATATTGCAGAAATTACGCGTGCAGACATGACGTTATTTCATGGTGAGATGCTAATTAAGGAAGCCGGATTTTATCATGAGATTTTAGATAAAGTAGTATTATGAGATGTTAGGCCTATACGTTTGACTCCAACGTTATTGGAAAAATGCGGCTTTGAGAAAGAATTTAGCGACTGTTACCAACGATTTGACTACTATATCATCCCCCGTGTGATATGCTTATCTCCTAAAAAAGAAGGGTTCTGTTGGCAGGTGGAAGACGAAATCGACGATTGCAATGTGGATGTGCCCATAAAGTATCTGCACCAGCTCCAGAATATATATTTTACATTGACCGGAACGGAGCTGAATGTAGAAAAGATATATGATGCGAGAATGTAAAAAGCCGAGGGAACTCGGCTTTCTGTTTATCATTTCAAACCGACCGAATCAAAAATAGGGTACGGTTCGATATGTCATTTTCTCGGTTCATGATTGAGGCGGGATTGTGAGTTGATTATCTTTTTTAGTCGGTCTCGACCGCAATACCTCCAATATCACTCGGTCACCGTCGAGAACCAGCATCCCGTGCCGACGGGGATCACCACCTTTTGTGCGGTGCTCGGCCTCGCATTCGGTGCGGATCCGGACACAACGGAAACCTGCGGCCTCGAAAGCCGATCCGATTAACGATAGGTCGCTGCGTTTGGGGACGCAGTACATGGGGTTAATTGCCGCTTCGATGCGGCCCATGCGTTCGATGCGCTTTTTCATTTTGATTTAGCAATAAAAAACTGCGTTACGAGTTGCTCGGCTCAAAATGCAAGCCGTCGGGCGTTTCCGCTACCGAACTCGACGCAGTTAAATTTAACTGTATGTATAGATACAAAATACCCAATATGGTTGGATATGTTTGTATCGCATTTTGATTTAGCAATGCAAATATAATGATTTTGTAGGGAATAACAAAGGCGAGATTTATTCTCGCCTTTGTTTTGAAACATATATCCTATCTGATTACTTTTTTTGAAGTTTTATTTCCAGTGTTATATTATCTCCTGCTACACCCATAGACACTTCGGCAATTCCGTTTGAGATAGAATGTACTTTGTATCTGTATAATTCTTCCCCGTCTATATAAGTATATATCATATCCCCTTCAGCTTTGTATGTTCCTGAACCGTTGCCAAAATACCCGCTTCCCGAATATGTACCATTTTCATAAAATACAACAGAGAATGCAAGATTTGTGTGTGGCGGTTGGGTTATATCTATCCATTCGCCGTTACTTTGTATGGCAATTCCCTGCCATGTGCCATAAAGATTCTCAATGTCGAACTTGAACGATTCTTGCTCATCCTTTTCGCACCCCATAAAAGTAACTGCACAAATAACAGCCATCAAAAGTAAAAATTTTTTCATAACATAAATTGTATTGGTTAGATGCTGCAAAGTTACAAAATTCCCCCCCCCGCAAAATAATGAGCCTATTTTTTTGAAGTTGTGCCGAAAGTTCCGAGGTTTGTAAAAACGCTGAAGCTATGATTTGGATTTATATTTTGCTATTCGTG